GACGAAATATTAAAGAAGGCTAAAGCATGAAAATTTACACCGATTTAATACAAGGCTCTGATGAGTGGAAGCAGTTAAGGCTCGGTAAAATTACAGCTTCAAAGATGAAAGATTTACTTTCAAAAGGTCGGGGTTCCGCGCCATCTAAAATGGCTGAAACTTATATGTTTGAGTTGATAGCTGAGCGGTTAACTGGTGAGTCTAAACCATTCTTTGAAAACGATGCTATGCGGTGGGGTACTGAAACCGAAGATCAAGCCAGGGCCATGTATGAAATCAATGAAGATGTAATAGTTCAAGAAGTTGCTTTCATTGAGTTGAATGAGAATGTTGGGGTTAGCCCTGACGGTTTGATTGGTGAAGATGGCATGTTGGAAATTAAATGCCCAAACACCACCACGCAACTTAAGAGGGCTTTAACTGGTGATTATAGCCAAGACTATTACGCTCAGATTCAAATGCAACTGTGGGTAGCTGACAGGCTATGGTGTGACTTTTTAAGCTTCGATCCTCGTCTTGATTGTGATGCTGGTTATTTGTTAGAGCGAGTTGAGATAGATTTGGATTTCACTAGCAATATGGCGGTTAAAGTTAAACAGTTCATAGAAAACATGCAAGAAAAAATAGACGTATTAACTATTAAATAAAACTGGAGAAAGTAAATGAGCAAGAAATTATATGATGTAGTGGTGACAACAGGGAAATATACAAACAGTCAAGGTGAGGAGAAATCAAACTTTGAAAATGTCGGGGCGGTGCTTGAAGGTGAAAACGGGCCATACTTGTTATTAAAGCGTACCTTTAATCCTGCTGGGGTTCCTAATCCTGATAATAAAGACTCTGTGTTAATCTCTTTGTTTGAGCCTAAGCCTAAGCAGGAGGGGCAGCAGCAGGGGAGCTTTAAAGCACAAGATAACTTCCAGCAACCACAACAACAAACCGGGGGATTTGCCCCTCAGCAGCAAACAGGTGGCTATCAACAGCGTTAAACAATAACCTCGGGGCTATGCAGATAGCCCCTTAAATTAAGGATAATGTATGAAAGTTATTGAGAAAAAATTAAAAGGTTGTAAACGATGCAAGCCGGTTAAAGGTTTTGCTTTGGATTATGGTAAAACTGTTCATGTAAGGAATGGATCATCAATGGGCGGGTTTGGCATTCTAATTAATCTGGTGCTGGTTATTTTTACCGCAGGGTTATGGCTTGGTGTTTTGCTCCCCTATCTTTTGCTAACTGCGCAGATAGGGGGTTGGAAGTGTGAGCCATGCATGGAGCGTAAAACTAAGCTATGACAGCCCCTCTAATATCACCAGTAACGGTTTCAGTTAATACAAAACCGTTTTTATCAATGGCTATACCCGCAGCACCTCCCGCAGTGGTTCCTGATTGGCCTGGATCTCCAAGATCCCCACCGTTGCCGCTTATCGCAATAAATAACTCTAGTGATTTAGTCCATTCAAGTTGACCTCTCGCCCCGCCAAGTTCAGTAGAGCCGTTATTGGGCGCTGTATTTACCGATACCGAATCGGCACCAGTTATAGTATTTGCGCCAATTTTTAATCCTACATCGAAACCAGCACCGCCGCCGCCAGGGACTTTACCCGTTGACCCGCTTCCGGTTTCAGTTTTGTTACCGCCGCCGCCACCTCCTGATCCTATGATTCCATTATTTATTATCTCTAAGTCATAGCTTAGCTTGATAGCGTCCCCACCATCCTCCGCAGTTGTCGTGCCGTCTGCATTTGCCCCGTTGCCACCCTTCCCTAAAGCATGGGCGTTAACGTTAATCTGAAGCGTTACCACGGCACCAGCAGGCCACAATCCGGTATCAATTCCTAGAGTGCTGACAGATGTTGAACCTAATTTAACGCCGCCTTCAATGATAAACTTGGCTTTGGTTGACGCATCCGGGGCCGGAAATAAACTATCAAAAACGGTTCTTAAATTAACATCGGTTTGATCTGAACCAAATATAACTAAGTCAACAGTTGGATCTCCGCCGCCTTCGTCCTCTGGCAATTCATCACCATAAGTAAATTCTAATGCCCGGTAATCAAAATTTTCCCTTTCCCTAACGCTGGTTATTTGAAAAACCGTATCAATTGGAGCGCCGGTAAAATCTGGAATATCCCTGTGATTAATAGCCCTACTTTGCCCGGCCCAAACATCAGAATCTTTAGCATCGAGTGAAAATGAAACCTCTCGGGGTATATCGGAGAATCTACGGCCAATTAAAGCGCCTAATTGTAATGCGGCTGCTTTGTTAAGGCTGGTTATCCATCGGGAATTAATCACCTTAACTTCACTTGATCCAAATTTGTTTATTGAATTCGGATCTATTCTAACGTATGTCTGCTCATAGTTGTTCGGTTCGTCCAGTCTTTTAGTTGGATCGAATTGCCCGAAGTTTACAAAAATTGTGCTTTTGCGCATTTCAGGTTTATCAGTTGTTAGGAATGATTTTAAAACAATGTTCTCGTCCATGTCCAAAACATCAGCGCCCAGGGGTGGAGCTTTTAAGGCTGTAAATTGAACTTCTTGTGTGCGCTCGTCCCACCACAAATAATGAGGCATTGATTCGGATAATTCTTTTAATAATTTGTTAACATCGGTTGGCTTTGTTATTATTGCAGTTAGTAACCCACTTAAAAAAGTATCGGCTTCGGCTTGCCAAGCTGCTGTTGGTATTAATGATGGATCAACATTTGCGAAGTTAGTTAATAGATCCTCATCTATTGTATGAACCTGAACACCATTAAATTCTAAGCAAAGCTGAACTGTATCATTTGCATTGTGATCAACATCTGAAGTATTATTTTGCGCCCTGGTCAATGTAAGGACATCGGCCACCCTAGTGAAACTTATTACCTCGTCTTTAATTGCGACTTTTCCGCTTGCCGGGTATTCAAGGTTTCCCACTCCAGCAGGCACTAAAGTTGCACTGGTTACACCTGAAGCAAGTGCCGCCGACAATCCCCCGGTTGATGGTGCCGGTGCCTGGGCCTTTTTACTGCTGGCTAATTTAAGGGGATCTTTACCTGTGATAGTGGCTTTACCCGCTGACACATCCATCCGATCAATAATATAAAATCTAGTCTGGAAATTGGCAGGATCAAATGATCCATCTTCATTTAAATAACCGGATAAAACTCTAAGCTCTTTGTTTTGGTAATCAGGATTACGCGCCCTAAATTTTGTCCAAAAACTTCCCCTCTCACTGGCTATATAAGTGCGACCATTTCCATATTTATCAACATCAATATCGCTGGAGGGGTGATCAATAAACGAAAGGTTAACGGATGCCCTAACACCTAAACCACCAGACAAGTCTATTTGAGATGGTGAAATACTGACACTGTCTAAACTAGGTATGGCATCTAAGCCTACTGGATGCGGAGATACAGATTCGCAGAAACGATAAATTTTAGTTTCGGGGGTATAGTTGGCTAGATCTTGTGTGCTTTCCAGTGTATTAAAACAGCGAGCGTCCCCGGTTCCGGTGGCGGTACATGGTAAAGTGCCATGTGTTAACGTGCAGAAGTCCAACAAGACCTCAACTATATAAATATGCTTTCGTGAAAACTCTTTCTTTTTAGAATCATAACTCATATTGTGTCTGCGTGGCCCCGTAGATTAAAACTAACTTCCATTAACTTATTGCCTCCGCCTGAATTGGAGGGCTTAATATCATTTACAGTATGCCCGAATACGGTAGAATTAAATAGATCGGGCCTCCATGAAATAAAGAAAGGTTTTGTTTTAGCTGAATTAACGAAAGTTTGAAAGGTGTCCCGGTACCAAGTCGGATCTAAATGCCTGAAACTAAAGTTTGATTCGGTGCCTTGACTTGTAATGGTGCGGCCCAAAAATTGCCCTGTGTCACTCATAACAGATTGGTATTCTGTTTCGGCTGATAAATCAACAGGGGAGTGTCCACCGTAAATAGGGCGCATCATCTGCAATACTTTACCCGCATAAATCACGCCTAACTCTAAGCCCAATGTTGTCGCGTTAAATGTGATCGCAATCTCTGCCACCGTCACCCCTGTAAATAAAATCATTTTAGCTTGGTTATCCGGGAATGTGATATTCTCAA